ATTTTTTAACCAGCAAGTATTGCTTGGTGACTATGAGAACGGCAAACTCTATAGATTGTCTCTATCACAGTACACCGATGATGGTCAGCTAATACGTCGTCTTAGAAGGTGTCCCCACATAACTACGGACTTGCAAAGACAGTATTTTGCGGAACTTCAGATCCAGTTCCAGCCCGGAGTGGGGTTACCGGTTGGTCAGGGCCAAGACCCACAGGCGATGCTGCGCTGGTCTGATAACGGTGGCTTTACTTGGTCAAACGAGAATTGGGTGACCATAGGCAAGCAGGGCGAATACTTCACGCGGGCCATGTGGAGGCGGTTGGGGTTTGCGCGGGACAGGATATTTGAGGTGGTGATTACCGACCCAATCAAGGCGGTCATCGTGTCTGCGAACCTAAAAGCGGAAGCAGGGGATAACTGATGGCCCAACTACCCCAGAATCAGGTAATACCGACCTCCCAATTAGTCAACAATGCGGGCAGACCGACCCCTGCGTGGCAGTTATTCTTTTTGAACTTGCTTAACTTTTCTAGCAGCTCTACGGCTACGGCTGGCTCTGCAACCCTACCGGCAAACCCACGGGGGTTCATCAACATAACCGTTAACGGGGAGTCTAAAAAGGTTCCTTACTACGATGTCTGAGGTCATAAAACAATTTGTCCCAACGCGGGAGATGATTGACCGGCTACAGGCTGAGATGGTCAAGGCTCCGCAAGCAGACCTGAAAACTGAGCATTACTTTTCAGGCGGGATGTATTGTCGTAAGTTGTCCCGACCGGCAGGGACGTTGATTGTTGGAAAAGTGCATAAGCAAGACCACTTTTTTATGTGTGCGGCAGGAGAAATCATTGCTTGGTCAGAAAAAGGAATGGTTACTTTACGCCCCGGCGATATAATTGAGTCCAAAGCGGGAACCAAGCGGGTAACGCTGGCGGTAAGTGATTCCGTAGGGGTCACGTTCCACCGAACTGATAAAACCGATTTGGATGAAATTGAGGCAGAACTTATTGAACCCGATGAGACAGCCTTGTTTGATTCGCATAACCGAATTAAAGTTTTAACAACCAGTTTGGATGGAGAAAAATTATGTCATGGGTAGCGGCAGCGGTTGTAGGTAGTAGCCTAGTTAGTGGCTACATGGGCGGGAAGGCCGCCAAAGATGCGGCAAGAATCCAAGCGGAGTCTGCTGAACGCGCCGCGCAAATTCAAAAGGAAATGTATGAGCAAGGCCGTCAGGATCTTGCGCCATACCGGGAGCAGGGCTACGCAGCTCTAAAAGACATACAAGGCATGAAGCCTTTCTTAACCCAATCCTTTGCTGATCAACAAGCACTAGCCCCTTACCTTGACCCGTCAATGGCTTTTCGTATGCGGTACGGAACACAGGCTACGGAACGGCTAGGAAACGTAGGGGGTGGCGCTTTATCTGGCAACACCCTAAGAGGTCTTACGGAGTTTGGTCAGGGACTAGCTTCTACCGAGTACGGAAACGCCTTTAATCGAGCCCAGACAGAACGTGCCAACATTTATAACACCCTAGCGAACATAGCTGGCATGGGGCAGGGCGCGGTCAACACGGGAGTTGGTACTGGTCAGACTCTAGGTCAAAACTTAGCTGGTCTTACGACCGGAGCTGGCGCAGCTCAAGCGGCTGGCGTGGTAGGTCAGGCCAATGCTTACAGTCAGGCGATGCAAGGCCCGTCAAACTATTTACAGTTATCAGCCCTACTTGGTAAGAATCCGTTTGCAACTCCCGGTGGTGGCGGTTTAGGTGGAACGCCAAGTCAGGCGTATGCGCCGCAAGCAGTTTCGACAACCTTTGCGTAAGGTCTGATCATGGCAAATAACATCAAACCTGAAATTTCGTTAGGGGTAAAAGGCCCACAGGCCATGACCCTTGGCGAGCTGGTAGGAACTGCTACCAAGGCTATGGAGTTTTCTAAGCTGTCCGAACTCTACCCAGAGCTGATCAGTAAAGCCAAGGCTGAGTCTCAGGCTACCCAATTTGGGTTGGCTGAAAAACAGATGAGCGCAATTACGTCTGGCATGACGGCTCTAATTAATAACCCGTTAGTTGTTCGGGCAGAAGAAGCCCCAGACCAAGTTGATCAGCAAAAGTTATTAAGTTATGTAAAAGAACATGGTTACAACCAAGCCAAAATGCTTGGCATTCCACAGGAAAAAGCTGACGCGCTAATAGCTCCGTACCTAAAAATGGCTGCGGAAAACCCACGCGGTTTACGCCCTTACGCCAAAGAAAGATTGTTGGCTGGCCTTGATACGGCCTCAAGGGCTTCTGCGTTTGGTGGAGCGCAAGCAGTTGGAGCTTTGACGCAATTACCTCGCGAACTAACAGACAGACCTGTTGGCGTAACTCCAGAAGCCATGACCGCACCAAGGGGCGCAGCCGTAAGCCAAGTACCACCATCAGAAATGCAAGCAACCCCAATAGCACCAATGGCTCAAGCGCCGATGGGTCAGGCTCCTATGGGTCAGGCTCCAGCTCAAGCACCACAAGGCGGCGCAGGATTTGCTTTACCGTACCCAATTCCCATCCGTGGCGTTCAACAGGCCACAACGCCAAGCGAGGCCGCAGACTTAACCGCTGGTCAAAAGTATCGTGGAGATTTAATCACCGCACAACAAAACGTACCCAAAGCGTCAAGGAACGTAGACGCAGTATTGTCAGGAATCAAAGACCTTGAAAAAGACCGCCGGTTTACTACTGGGCCTCTTGAATCGCGTGAACGATATATCAGACAATTCTTTGGTGATGAGCGATTTAAGCAGTTAAGTAAAGACATTGCCAACGTAGAGCTGGCAGTTTTACAGGCTTCAGGTGGGTCAATGTCTACTGACGCTGGCAAGTCTTTAGTTGCTAAAGCTAACGGAGACGAAACCTACCCGCCGTCAGTCTTGCTATCGGTTGCAAACCGTTTGGCTGGAGACCTTACCAAAATTGATATGGAAGCCAAAGGCGCTCAGAAGTTTGCTCAACAGTTTGGTGACTCTAACTTACCGGCTTACCGTCAGGCATGGGCGGCTAACGCGGATCAGAAGATTTTTGAGGCCATGTTTATTTACAAAAATGAACGTGATCCAAAACGCCGCAATGAAGCGTTAGATAAAATACTTCCAGCAGATGCGGCAGAATTACAAGAGTTCAAGACAAAACTTCAAAACATTAAACGGTTGTCCGACACAGGGCGCTTAAAATGAAAGATTTGTACCGTTTTGAAAATATGACGGAGGACGAGCTTGCCAACGCAAAGCAGATGATGCTGAACGAAGGAATCTTGCCTAATCATATTGAACGCATTTTTGATAGCAAGGATGCTCAAGCTAAGTTTAATAAGCGCCCGCAAGAAGTAAGGCAAGCGTTTTTTCAAAAGACAGGATCAATTATTGAACTTGAAGATTTAATTGATCAGCGATTAAAGAAGGCTCCGAAGGCAGAATCTTTAGACCTCGAAAGCATTATTGATAAACGTATTGCAAATATTGGTCAGCAACAACAGGCCGCAGTCAATAAAGAACAGCAGATTTTAGCCGCAGCCGTTCCACAGGTTGATGTCTCAGGCCGTGTTGTATCAGCCCCGGCAGTTCCAGCCCCTAAAAGGTCTTTTATTGACTACTTAAAAGGTACTGGTGAGACCGTAGCGGCTTTAGGATCTCAGGCCGTGGTTGCGCCGGTCGCTGCGGGAATACAGTTAGGATCAGACATTCTTGGCGGTAAAGGTAGACCGGTATTTACGGAAACTATGAAGGCCGCTACCTATGAGCCCAAGACCGAAGCCGGTCAGGAAATAATGGCTGGTATTGGCAAGGCGTTTGAGGCAAGCAAATTACCCCCGGTGGCTACTAGCGCAGCCCCGCCCGTGTTGCCACGCCCTACACCGCCTAAAGTAAAGCCACGAGTATCGGTTGAGGAATATCAAACTGTTCAAAAAATTATTAAGGGCCAAGACCCAGCAGGGCTACCCGGAGTGGCAAGCGTTGGAGCTGCGGGCCGTCAAAACCCCGTGGCGGTTCAGGCGGCAATTGACCAGTTACCTTTTGAAATGCGTGGTGTTGCAAGTCAACTTCCATTAAAAGACGTAAACCTCAAGGCGCTGGAAAGCCACGTTCAAGCACTAACCTTACCAAACCCAATTCAGCTTACTAAAGGTCAAGCTACCGGAGACTTGGTTGCGCTCAGTAATGAGTTAAACCGCCGTGGTGAGTTGCCCAACATTGCACAACGGATTGGTCAGCAAAATAATGCCTTGATTGAAAACCTAACCTCAATACGCAAAGAAGCCGCGCCTGACGCTTATGGAACAAAAGCATCAGACTTTGGGCAACAGGTTATTGATGGCTACCTAAACATTGACCGGCAACGTAACGACAACATCCGTCAGCTCTACGGTCAGTTAGAGCAGGCCGCTGGCGGTAACTTTCCTATTGATGCACAAAAGTTTGTTCAGAGCGCAGACCAACAGTTAAAGAAAAAGCTCAAGAGCGAGTTCTTGCCGCCTGAGATTGACCGGCAACTTCAGTCCTACCGGGACGGGTCGCGCATGGATTTTGAGCAGTTTGAGTCCCTGCGTACTAACTTAGCAACCGAGATCCGTAAGGCTGAACGAGCTGGGGACGGTAACAAATCCTTTGCCTTGGGGGTTGTTAGGGACTCATTAGAGAACCTACCCTTGACCGGTGAGGCCGCTAAACTAAAGCCACTAGCTGACGCAGCTCGCAAGGCCGCTAAAGAACGGTTTGATGCGCTAAAAAGAGATCCAGCATACAACGCAGCCATAAACGGTAAGGTAGCCCCTGAGAACTTTATTGACACCTTTGTGTTGTCAAAAGGTAAAGGCACAGAGGCCAACGTGCGCCAGATGATGTCTGCGCTAGGTAGGGGAACACCAGAACAACAGGCGGTAGCCGCAGGGCTTATGGACATAATTAGTCGCAAGTCAATTGACCGTCAAGGCAACTTTTCTCAGGCTGCGTATAACGACATTTTGAAAGAATTAGAACCCAAGCTGCTAGAAGTATTTGACCCTAATTCTGCAAAACATTTAAAAAATTTAGGCGAAGTATCCCGTAAGGTTATGGCTCAGCCCAAGGGTAGCTTTGCAAACAACAGCAACACGTTTGTAGCATCTCTTAGTAAAGGTGTTGAACAGGTATTTAATTTGGCGGCTCCGGGTCTGTCATTAGGAACGCAAGCGGTTCAATCAAGACAGAAAAAAACCGCTCAAAAGTTTGAGCTTGAAACTTTAGAGCCGTTTGCGGGAGCAAAACAGGAACGAACCCTTGGTGAAATTCTAAGAGGAAAATAACTATGGCAGTCAATCTTTCGCCAATCGGCAACGGATTTCAGTTTTTTGATAACAACGGTGCGCCGCTTAATGCCGGTAAGATTTACACCTATCAGGCC